AACTTCTAACTTCTTTTCTTTCATGACATGAGTGTAAATATCCATTGTAGTAGATATATCTCCATGTCCCATTAATACTTGAACAGTTTTGATAGGAACATCTAGCTCAAATAGTCTAGTAGCATAACTATGTCTAATGCTGTGGAAACTTCTATGAGGAATATTTAATTTTTTACAAAGATAAGTAATCCGTCTTTGTGGTCTTTTTATCTCTATAGGTTTCCCAGCATCTGAAAATATTAGTTCATTATCATGAGGTAGATCCTTTAACATTTTTAAAACTTTATCTGGTAATGGAATTTCTCTTTCGCTATTTTTAGTTTTTAAATCTTTGAAAATATATTTTAATTTTACTCCACTATCTTTATCCTCATTTGGAACTCTTCTATACTGTCTTTTAACTGTCAACATATTCTCATTAATATCATTCCATTGTAGACCTAATACTTCTCCAAGTCTTAGCCCTGTGTAAAATGTAAAGTAAATTAAGCAGTCAACGATATCTCTTTTATCTAAAGTTTTTAAAATCAAATCTTGCTCTTCTTTAGAGAATACACTAATTCTTTCTTTTTTATTCTCTTTTGGCAGTATTACAGCTAGACAATAATCTTTCATCATTATCCCTTCAATAATTGCAAATTTTATGCATGAGTGGATATGTACATAAGTTCTTCTTATAGTAGTAGGGGAGAACTTTTCTTGTAGTTCATTGAAATATTGCTGCAAGTCTTTTAGTGTTATTTGATTAGCCCTCTTATTAGCAATAGAATAATCTTTTAATCTTAAATTATATGTAGTTTCATAAACTGTAAATGTGTTAGAAGATACTTCTATTTTTTTGAAATTGTTGATCCAGTGTTCAAATAACTTTCCAAACTTTATATCAGAATTAGATAAAGAATTAGTTTTAGCTTGATATTTGGCTGTATTCATTTTATCTAATACAACTGATTTTTTATAGCTACCAAAACTTTTTCTAATCTGTTTACCCTCACTATCCCATCCAACAGTAACATTAGCTTTATAGTAAGGTTTACCATTTCTAGTAACAACAGAAATAGTTCCTTCTCCATTTGCTTTTCTTCCAGCCATAAAAAAATCACACTCCTTTCAATTTGCATAACAAAACTGAGTATGATATAATTTATTTTAGTATAAGAATAAGAGTAATATCACACTCTATAAACCTTTCATCTGTTGGTAGCAGTTGAGAGGCTTTTTTATTTGTTATCTAAAATTTGTTGCATTTTTGCAAAAAAAATGTTATTATAAATTAACAAAGATAACTTGTGAAGGATTAACACTGAGTTCCCGAACGGGAGTAAGTCAATGGACGAGAATTTCTCATGTGCCTGGGGTTATCTTATTTTTTATTTATATTTTTTTTCAAATCTTCAATTATTGTATCAGGATTTTTTATAATTTCTTCTGTAATAAAATCAACTAAACTTTGTGAATAAGTATATCTACTCCCTCCAACAGTATAATGGAAACTAAATTTATCATTATTCTTTATATCATAAAAGTTTACAAATAAAATAAAATCATACATATTGAAATTATCTTGAGCTTCTTCTCCATTTTTTATTTTAGTTAAAAGTAACCCTTTACTTTTTAATTTCTTATTAACTAATCTTATTATATCTTTTGTTGTATAACTATAAATATTATTAGGATTTTCTAATTGCTTCACAATAGCCATTTTATAATCTGAATTTTTATCAATACCTATAAATAAATCTGCTTTAGTTTTATCTTTGGTAATAAAAAAATGTGTTTGGATAGGAATTGCAAATTCAGAATTATTTTCTTTAATTTCAGAATCAATTTTTTCCATATCTTTTAACATTCTTTTAAGCATATTAGGTGAATATTTTCCTTTTATTTCATTAGTATCTAAATTATTAATTTTCACAGATAAGGTTAAAAAATTTTGTGCGATATAATCAGTTATATCTTTATTATGAAATTCTTTTATTTTCTCAACATAATTAACAACACAAGCTTGAAATAATGGTGCATAAATATACTCATAATCTTCTGTTATAAAATGTGTACTTATATTTCTTAATTCAATTATTCTTTCTATATTTTTTCTTAAAGCTCCATGTTTATCTGTAAATACTTTTTTAATACATAATTCAAGGGTAATAGTTCGTTCTTCTGAATCTTTATAATAAATATTTTTTTCTCCATATAAATTTATAATATGAGCTTTTAACATTAATTCCCAAGCATTACATATAAAAAAGCTAAATCCTTCAACTCTATATTTAATAGTTGGTTTATTATAAATTTCTAAACCCATTATAAAAGCCTCAATACTTTTATCTACCAAAAGTTTAGCTAAATCCAATTTTCTTCACTCTCCCTATTGATTTTTAAAATGTATGTATTTCCTTTTTTTATCCTGTAAATATATCCATCATTTTCTAATTTTTTTATAATGTTTCTTAACCATTTAATATCTACATGAGAATAAATTTTATAAAGATCTGTCTGAAAAAATAATTTTCCTTTATCTTCAGCATTTTCAATTAGTTTGGAAATAGGAAATTTAAGAATTTCATAGTCCCTAATTTTATGAAGTGTGGGTTTAAAACGTTTATTTAAATTAAGTATTCTATTTTTTAATTTCATCATTTTTAAAGGTCTTTTATCCACTACTCTTTCAACAATGTCTAGATCAGCTAGCTCTTCTTCTTCATGAGTATCTACATTTACAGTAACGCTTTCACATTTTTCTTCATCCCATATATATTCTACTACTCTTGTAAGAATAAATGCCATTGCAAATGTGTCAGCTAAAATCTCAATATCATAAGGTAATATCCAATTATTTTCACAAATAACCATATTATCTCTGACATCTTGTGCATGACTATAACAAGCTTTTATTTTTTTATCTAATCCTGGTGGAGTTGGCAATGCATCTAAGTCTACATAATTTTCGTATCTTTGTACATTCCAAAATAAATAATGTGCTAGTTCATGGGCAATCATGAATTTCCAATCATAAGAATTTTTTTCAAAAAGATTTGAATTATAATATATAGTAAATAAAACTCCCTCTTTATATATAAAAGAGGTTTCATCTTCTTTTAAAGAATTGAAAGATAAATAATTATTAGAGTTTAGTTCTTTAATTTTTTTCTTCAGCTTAGTTTTATTTAAACCTTCAAGTTTTATTCCAAAACTACTTACACATTTCTCTATATCTTTTTTAAAAAGATTTGTAAGTTCCATCCCTAAAAAAGTAGCAAAGTCTATCATTTCTTAACCCTCTTAATATTACCTGAAAATGCGGCAAGACCACTACTGTTTATTGAATCTGAAATATCTGGTTGAGAAATATCATATTTTTTAGGTGTAACTTTTAAAATTGTATTCTCTCGAGAAGCAAAATCATATTTTATAATCTCACCTATTAAATTTTCCAATCCAACACGTCCTTTATTACTTAATTCTACTTTTTCTAAAGCTAACTGAATAAGAGAAATGACATTAGAAAGTTTTATATTTTCATCGCTATTTAAGTCTAATTCTTTAAAAGTAGATTTATCTTTTGGGTCTCCCATTATTATAGATATTTTTTTATTTTTATATTTAACATCTCCAGCAAGATTTTCGTTTATGTAAAAATCATAGATTTCTCTTTTATTATATTTACTTATTTCTTTTTCTAATATTTCAGACATATTTTTTCTATTAACAACATCTTCAAAAGTTTCCCTATTAATTTCTTCATCTTCAGAATCAAAAGTTAATCCTGCTTTTTTAAAAGCTTGTTTTGTTAAAAGTACAACAGTATCTGCTAAACTATTAAATACCCCAGTATCATTTTTAGCCATTTCCAATAAATCTTTTTCAAAAATAGTGTCATTTAAAAATTTATCTATATTTGGAAAAGAAAGTATTTTAGCTATTTCATCTATAGAATATCCTTCATTCAATTTCTTAGCAATATTCTTTATAAAGTTTATTTTCTTTTCTGCTGGGATATCTACACCATGAACTACTTGGTTTCTAAAAATTCTTTCGTCTTCCCACCCCATTAGATAAGCAGGGGTTGTATTATATAATTTAGCCATTCCTTCTATCTTATCACTAGGTATATTGGTAATATCTAAGGTTTCATATCTAGAAACAGTTACTTTTGAAATTCCTAGTTTATCTGCAACCTCTTGAAGTGATAAATTATTTTCTAATCTTTTAGAACGAAGTCTATTAGCTAATTCTATTTCTTTTTTTGTAGGTGGATTTTTTTTTCTAGATATTTTGTTTTCCATAAATTTTACCTCCTTATTTTTTCTTTATTATAGAATATTTTTTCCTAAAATGCAACAAAAATTTTCTGATATTGTAAAAAATTTTCCTAATAGGTATTGACAAGAAAAAAAATAAATGTTATTATTATCGTAACCTGATAGGTAATATTTGAAGTGGAGGTGAAATATGATTGATATAAACAAATTAAAGGGAAAGTTTGTTGAAAAAGGATATGATACAAAAGAAAAACAAGCAGGGGCAATAGGAATGTCTACTCGCACATTCAGTAATAAATTACAAAAAAAAATATTTAATTCAAATGAGATATTTAAAATAATGGAAGTGCTAATGATAGATGATCCTACTCCAATTTTTTTTGTAAAAAAAATATCCTAATAGGTAACAAAAAAATATGTAAGAAATAAAAATTAAAAAGGAGAGGTGATTTAAATGCAATTAGCAACAGTAACACAAATGACTTCATTAGAAGTTGCAGAAATAACAGGTAAGGAGCATAAAAGTATTCTGAGAGATATAAGAGATGAGATAGAAAAGCTTGAATCTCAAAGAATTTTTACTGAGCACATTTTTGTGCCGAGTGAATATCAAGACAGAACTGGAAGAACTTTACCAATGTATATCTTAACAAGAGAAGGAGTTTTACAGTTAGCAGCAAGATATGATGCGGTAGTTAGATTTAAGCTGATAGAAAAGGTTAGTCAACCTGCTAAAGTTTTATCTCCAGTACAACAGCTATTAGCACAAGCTCAAATCTTAGTTGAAATGGATAGCAGAGTAGAAGCAGTAGAACAAGGAGTAAGAAGACTAGAACATAATTGCAGAAGAACAATAACAAGTAATCAATTAACAGTTATAGCTTATGCAAATATGAAAGGGATAAGACCTGATGAATATAACAGTAGTGTTGTAGGAAGAAAAGCAACAAAGTTATGTAAGGAAAGAAATGTTTTAGTTGGTAAGGTTGTGGATAGTAGATATGGGCTAATAAACACATATCCTGAAGAAATTTTAGATGAAATATTTTTTGAAATAGATTAAGGAGGCATCATGAACAAAGATTATGAAAATGAATTAGAAAACGAAGATCTAGAAGATGAAATGGAAAATGATGATAGAACAGATGATGAATATGCCAATGGATATCCTAGGAGAGGTTATACATGTGCTGACTGCATCTATAGCGATTGTGATGGTAATCAACTATGTAGCTTATTTGAGCCTTGGTAATCAAAAAGGAGAAGTATGCAAAAAATTGAAGAAACAATAGAATTTTTAAAAGTGTTGGAAGAAGAAATAAAAAAATTAAAAGATACTAATCAAAAATTATATAAAGAAAATGAGGTACTAAAAAAAGAAAATGACACCTTAAAGATGTCATTAAACAAATAGTTATGGAGTTGTGAAAGTGGTAGCTTCTTCTACTGTTAATTGATACTCAATAAAATAAAGAAGAGCATGAATAAATTTTTTCATATCCTGAATATCTTTATCAATATGCTTTCTTACATAATGAGTTTCATCATTTCCAATCCAAGTTGAAGCAGTAGCAAGATTTTTAATTTTTTCATCTGAAATATAAGTAGAGATACATTTACCTAAAAGTAAACTCTCAATTTCATCTTTTTTATCAGGATTCAAATGAATACAAAAATCTTTCACAAGAAATTCAACAGCTTTTCTATAACCCATACCAGCTATTTCATTCAGCGAATAGCTTTCAGCAGTATTTGCTTGATTGTAAATAGTTTGAAATTTAGGGGAAAGGCTAGATAGATTATCTGAAAAAATTTTATTTTCAGGATAAATAGGCTCAAATTTGCTAGGAGTAGAACTCTCAATCAAGACTTTTCCTGACGAGATTTCAAAATTATTGTAAAAAGTTATAAATGAAGATTTGCAACTTTTACAATAATTAAGAACTTCAATAGTATTATTTTCTGTCACAAAGCCAGTAGAAAAACTTTGTACAAATGGTTTATGACATTTAGGACACTCTCTGATAGTTACATCAGAAGCACGAAAAGTTCTTATTATTTTATCTTTGTATCTCGTATCAATTAAATCAATGTAAAAATAAGACATAGTAACCACCTCATTAAAATTTTTATTTACATTATACCATACTATTTTTTATTTATATTAAAAAAAATAATGCTATAATATAGTATATTAAATTCATTTTAGGAGGGAAGGTTTATGAAAAAGTATAAGTTTGAGTTTGATTACAAGTTTTTTGATTGTTTATTATTAGCAGGGCAATGTATGTTAGTTTCAATAGTATCTGTATTAGTTTTTTCATTTATAGCAGGGGCTACATTGGGGGTATTTTTAGGAGATATGTTTATAATTGAGATAATTATGTTTGTAGGATATGTATTTCCCTTTGTCTATTCAATAATAGCTATTGCAAGATACTTGCTAGAAGGAGTTACAATAAAAGAAATAGAATAAGAACTAAAAATAAAATAATTAAATTAAGAGCAGTTTAAAACTGCTCTTTTTTATTTGGAGGTGAAAATTTGGAACATGTACTAAGTGCTAGACTAGAACTCAAAGATAAATTTACTGCAGTTGTGAATAAAGCAGAAAAAGGACTAGCTGGACTTTATCAGAAAGCTAAATCTATGAATTGGGAAAAGGTTAATAACGGTGTTAATAAATTTGGTGCTGTTGCTATAGGAGGTTTAGCGGGATTAGGTGCTATAGCTGGAAGTTCTTTAACTGCATTTGCAGATTTAGAAGACCAAGTTAGAAGAAACAAAGCTATCATGGGGGCAACAGCAGCTGAAGAAAATATGCTAATGGCTCAAACAAGAGAACTTGGGAGAAGTACAAGATTTACAGCACAAGAAGTAGCACAAGCTCAAATGTATCAAGCTATGGCTGGTATGAAAACTAATGAAGTACTAGAAATGACACCAAAACTTTTAAAACTTTCTATTGCATCTGGAGAAGATTTAGCTAGTACATCAGACCTTCTTACTGATAATATAAGTGCTTTTGGATTAACATTGCAAGATGCCGATAGATTTATGGATGTTATGGCCGCAACAGCAAACAATACAAATACAAGTATTGCACAACTAGGAGAAGCTTATAAGTATGTTGCATCAACTTCAAGGAATTTTGAAAGTTTAGAAGAGACAAATATTATTCTAGGATTATTAGCAGATAGTGGACTTAAAGGTTCTATAGCAGGAAGAAACTTAGCATCAATTTATGCGAGACTTTCAAAAACAACTCCAGATATGGATGCTGCATTAAAAAAAGTTGGAGTGACTCTTTATGATAACAATGGTAAGTTTAAAGGATTAAGGAAAATTTTAGAAGAATTAAAGCCTAAACTTGCACATATGAGAGATGAGCAAAGAAACTACTTTTTAACGACTATTGCAGGTTCTGAAGGATTAAAAGTAATGAATAATTTGTTAGGAACTTCAAAAGAAGGGATAGAAAAAGCTGAGAAAGCAATATTAAATGCAACAGGTGCAACTGATAAAATGGCTAGTGAAATGGAAAATACAACTAAAAATAAAATAGCTCAATTTAGAAGTGCTGTTGACGATTTAAAGATATCTATTGGAGAAGGTTTAGCACCAACTGCAACAGATTTTATAAATAAGTTCACATCCAAAATGGCTGAATTAAATTCTAAAGGAACTTTTGATACTCAGAATGTTGAGACTTATTTTAATAGAATATTCTCTCTTACAGCTGAGGCTATTAAAGGATTTGCTGCATTAAAAGTAGCTGCAATGGCAGAAAAAATTTTCCCAGGTGCAGGTAAATATATAGCAGGTGGATATGGAGTTTGGAAACTTGGAAGATGGATTGATAATAAGACTGGATTATCAAAAAGTGCTGTTGATGGAGTTAAAATTTCACAATATACTAATAAGTATATGAAGCAAGGATATTCTAGAGAAGAAGCTGATAAACAAGCTAGATTAGATGTTGAAAGAGAAAGTAAAATGAGAGGCTGGAAATCTGAAGATTATAAAAAACAAATTGAAGTTGAAAAAAATCAAATAATCTTATCTTTAGACGAGGCTCAATTAAACAAACTTAAAAACAATACTATAGGTTTGAGTGCTCTTGGATTAAGTTCTGAAGATTTAAAACAACAAGAAATATTATTGAAAAATAGAAGTATAAATTCCTTGAATTCTCCTCTACCTAAAAAGCCAAAATCTGAATATGAAAAAGCTTTTGCAGATTTAGGTGTTAAAGCACCTATAGCAGCAACTACTAATTTTTCTCCTCGAGTAAATGTAGAGATAGATAGAAACAAAATTCTTGAATCTAAAAAAGAGAATATCCCTACTATATCCCCA